CATAGAAATTCATTCCTGGTTCTTCAAATTCTAGTAGAAATTTTAAATTAGGATAGTCTAAATGTACTTTATGTAACCACTCTATAGGTGGAGACCAAGCTGAATCAAAAGTAATTTGTACATGTTCAGGGTTACCTTGTTCTATATTAGGTTCCATTGGTTCCCATTTAGTTCCCCAATTTTGTACTCTCCAGTCCCACCAACTATCTTTACGAATAGTAGGTTTGTTTTCCATAATTTTTTCTTTTTCTTTTTCTGTTTTAGCATATTTAGCACTTATTTCTGGATAAGTTTGTTTTACTGGAGTTGTTTCATAATCAGGTTCTGGTACAGTACCACTAAATCTAAAATAATCTTCTGTATCACCATCTTTTTTAACCATTGATTTATCAAGAAATTTATTTATATCCTCTTCAGGACCATTAATGTTCAATATATTCCAACAATAATTAGGCATATTTATATGTTTTAGGGTTAAAGTTTTCTGTTTCACAAAAGTCTTCAAACTCACTTTCGCTCCATTCGTAACAAGATGTACATCTGTTTGTATCAACATGTAATATATCTCCACAACACAAACTGTTTTCTTGCATTTCTTCTAATTCTTCTATACAACTGCTACACACATCTGTATCTTCATATTTAGGTTCACTGTCACAACGTTTACACCAATCAACCTCACCATCCCACATAGTGGGATCTTGGTAAGATTGACGTGTTGATTTTAACCAGTCATTAAACTGTATATTCATAGTAATATGATTTTATTCTTTCTATAATACCTCTACCGTTTGCAGTATGAAAGCCATAACTGTGTGTATGTAAAGATGGTATAGGTGTATTTTCTACTAATAAGTGAAACAAGTCCCACTCATTGTCATAATCCATATCTTGTTGTGTCTGATTTACAGCGTCTGCCATAGCAAACTCATCATGTCTACACTCTCCATATGTTTCTTCTAGATATGTTTTTACTTCTTCTGCAGTCATATTTTACTATTTTGTGATAACCATTTAATTGCTCTATCTGTAGTTTCTTTATCTCTATTAGATACTTCCCACGTAAATAACAATTTAGTTATTAGTTCGTGAGCTTCTATAATAGATCTATCTTTATCTCGTTTATCTAATTTATGTCCATCTATTTCTGACATTTGTTGTTCAAATAAACTTTCAAAGAATTTTTCATTAATTTGTTCTTTAGTCATACTATATTTTATTAATTGTTTTAAAATAACGTGTTGTTTTCTAGGCTTCAACCCCTTCAACTTCTTCTATTAATTCTTGTGGTGTACCGTGAAATATTTCTCTATTGTTCCAAGTGTCATACACTGTTATTAATAGATTTTCATTACCATTTTCTATTTCGTACAAATATTCTTCACCACAATCTCTTGCGTCAGGAGGATAACAATAAATACCACCTGGACCGTCTTTGAAATGAAAAAACATTTGTGCAGCTAAACACGACATGCCATTAGCTATAAGTCTTTCTTCGTCTAATCCTATACCGTTTACAATAGTATATTTTTGTAACCATTCTGCTAATTCTAAACCGTGTCCTCGTAAATAACCATCATATTGACGATACATACATGTTATAGTTTCTCTTTCGGTTTTTCCATCTTTATCTGTATAGCTCTCTATTACTTTTGTTAATGATCTTGTTCCCATAATTTTAATTGTTTAGATTTAATTGTTATAAGTTTATAAAATTCATTTATTTCGTCACCAGTTAATATTTCACATATTTTACTAAATATTTCTGTTTGTCTATAACTATTCCTTGTCATGGCGTCTGCTATTATTCTAGCTTTACCAATTGGATTACAGTCAAAGTCATTGAATCCTTTTCCAAGGTCTTTCCTTACCTTTCTCATATATTTTATAATCAGTTACTTCTACGTCCATTTGTTCTAACTCTTGGTGTCCTAATTCTATCCAAAAGTCATCACACATTTCGTCTGTTACATTATCATTAACATCCCAATTGATCATGTCTTCTATTTCTTGTGCATCTGTCGCTTCATATTCAAACTCACAATCATATACTCTTTTTATGTGTAATTTAAACGTTTTCGTTTTCATTAGATTCTTGTTGTATAATTTTAAATTCTTTTCTTATGTATCTCATCATATCGTCCAACATATCATTATAAGAATTTAATGTTATGTGATCTATTTCTACTTTATTGTCATATCCTATAGTGAGCTCTATGTCAAAATCTGATTCACTAAATCTTAAATTAGATACAAAACTATCTAAACCGTCATTTATTAAATTGTATTGTTTTTGTGTTAAACTTGGTTTATTTAGATCTTCTAAAGCTTGTTTCTTTGTTGATATATCAGAGTTTATCATATCTACCTGTGAATGTAGATCATTTACATTTACTTCTAATTGTTCAATACACTTTTCTA